ATCTTGAACCTTGGCACAAAGACATAATCGATTTATTAGAAATTAAAAAGAATACAGGTGCTGAAGAATTAAGAGCAAGAGATTTATTTACTGCTTTATGGATTCCTGATAACTTTATGAGGGCGGTAAAGAACAATGAAGATTGGTATTTGTTCTGTCCTAACGATATTAAAAAGTCGGGTATAAAAGCACTTCAAGAATCCTACGGTCAAGAATACGAAAGTAATTATAAACTTGCGGTTTCTATGGGGTTAGGAAAAAAAGTTAAGGCTCAAGACATTTGGACAAAAATAGTGGAAGCTCAAATAGAAACAGGTGTGCCTTATTTGTGTTCAAAAGATAATGCTAACAAAAAAACAAACCACCAAAATATTGGTGTAATCAAACAATCAAATCTTTGTAATGAAATTTACCAATATACTGATGAGAAAACTACGGCAATTTGCACTCTTTCATCTATGGTATTGAAGAATTTTATTATTGATGGTAAGTTTGAATTTAATTTATTATACAATGAAGTTAGAAAAGTTGTAAAAGCGTTAAACAAAGTAGTTGATATTAATAGTTACTCAACGGAGAAAGGTCGTAAAGGCGGTTTAGAACAAAGAGCAATTGCTATTGGAACACAAGGTTTGGCTGACGTTTTTTATTTGATGGATTATACTTTCACATCTGACGAGGCTAAAAAATTAAATAAAGATATTTTTGAAACAATTTATTTCGCGGCAATAAGTGAAAGTAATGAATTATGTAAAACAAAACAATACAAACCATATGAATTTTTTGATGGTTCTCCAATGTCAAAATGGATATTCCAATATGATATGTGGGGTTTAGATGAATCACAACTTTCAGGAATGTGGGATTGGAAATCTCTTAAAGAAGAGGTTAAAAATCATGGAGTGTGTAATTCATTATTTACGGCTCAAATGCCTGTGGCATCTTCGGCCAAAATTACAGGTTCATACGAAATGACCGAACCAGCACACTCGGCAATCTTTAACAGAAGAGTTGTAGGTGGGGAGATTATGATTGTTAACAAATACTTAATTAGTGATTTTGAAAAACTTGGAATTTGGTGTGAAGATTTAAAGAATGAAATTATATTAAATGAAGGTTCAATTCAGAATATTAATTTTAACAACTACTTAGACCCTGAAGATAAAAACTACACTAAGAAAGTTAAACGAATTGAACACTTAATTCCAAAATATAAAACTATTTGGGAAATTTCACAGAAAGAATTAATTGATATGGCGGCCGATAGAGCTCCTTTTATTGACCAATCACAATCAATGAACATTTATATGGGTAATCCAACATTATCTAAAATTACATCATCTCACTTTAGAGCTTGGGAAAAAGGTTTAAAGACTTTATGTTATTACGTTAGAACTAAAGCAATTTCAACAGGGGCTAAACACTTGGCGGTTGATATTTCTAAAATTAACAAACCTAAACCAACACCAGAACCACCAAAAGTTGATTATAGTGATATGAATTTACCTCCGAAACCTGAGAACAGTCAATTCGATTGTTTTGGATGTTCTTCCTAATTAAGACAATAATCCCGACAACATGTCGGGATTTTTTATTTTAATCTATTTATAGAAAATAATCGCAACATATATTTATTACTGAATGGCTCAAGCTCAAACATATGGTATTAATTTTCCCTTTAGGGATTCTTTTGATGGGAATTATTTGGACTTATCTGAAACTTCACAAGAAGAGATTAGAACTGATTTAATACATTTATTATTAACAAGAAAAGGAACTAGATATTATTTACCTGATTTTGGTACTAGATTATATGAATATATTTTTGAACCTCTTGACGGACCTACTTTTTCAGAGATTGAAACAGAAATAAGGGATTCTGTTGGAGAATATATACCGGGTATAACAATTACTAGTATTCAAATAACAGACGCGTCTTTAGGTGAGGAAGATAAAGGTACATTCATTAACGATAATGACGAAAGAATTTATAGAGTTCCTGGAATAGGTACTAAAGAACATACCGCAAAAATTAAAATCGATTACGTAATTAACAGTGATGTGTTCAATGCAAGCGATTTCGTAATTATTAATATTTAAAAGAAATGGCAAATAAGAAAATATCTTACACAACTCGTGATTTTCAGTCAATCAGAACTGAACTTATAAATTTTACAAAAACTTACTATCCTGATTTAATTGAAAACTTTAATGATGCGTCAGTTTTTTCTGCCTTGTTAGATTTAAACGCTGCGGTTACCGATAATTTACAGTTCAATATAGATAGAAGTATACAAGAAACTGTTTTACAATATGCACAACAACGTTCTTCAATATATAATATAGCTAGAAATTATGGATTAAAGATACCTGGACAAAGACCTTCAGTTTCATTAGTTGATTTTTCAATTACTGTTCCTGCGTTTGGTGATAAAGAAGATTTGAGGTATTGTGGTATTTTGAGAAGAGGTTCACAAGTAAATGGTGGTGGGCAAGTCTTTGAAACTGTTTATGATATAGATTTCGCATCGCCAGTAAATTCCGAAGGTTACCCTAACAGATTAAAAATACCTAATTTTGATGCCAACAATAAATTACTTAACTACACAATCTTAAAAAGAGAAACTGTAGTTAATGGATTAACTAAAGTATTCAAAAGAGTTATCACACCAAATGATGTAAGACCTTTTTTTGAGCTTTTTTTACCTGAAAAAAATGTCTTAGGTGTTACAAGTGTACTTTTAAAAGATGGTACACAATACGCTGATGTACCAACAGTACAAGAATTTTTAGGTGCTGATGATAGATGGTATGAAGTTAAAGCTTTAATTGAAGATAGAGTTTTTATTGAAGACCCTACAAAAGTTTCAGACCAACCTGGTACAAAAGTGGGTAAGTATATTCAAACAAATACTAAATTTATAACTGAGTATACTCCTGAAGGATTTTTAAAAATGACTTTTGGAGGAGGGTCACAATCGGCAGATGAACAATTACGAGAATTTGCAAGAAATGGGTTCAAATTAGATTTATACAAATACTCAAATAACCTTGGATTAGGAAGTACTTTGAAAGGTAATACAACTCTATTTGTACAATATAGAATAGGTGGTGGTATTAATAGTAATTTAGGTGTGAATGCAATTACTCAAATTGGTACTATAAGTTTTTCAGTAAATGGGCCTTCAGATACTGTTAATACGAGTGTTATAAATTCTTTAAGATGTACAAATGTTGTTGCCGCAATTGGAGGGGCTAACGCTCCAACAATAGAAGAAGTTAGAAATTTAGTAGCGTTTAATTTTGCGGCTCAAAACAGAGCGGTAACGGTTAATGACTACGATTCAATAATAAGAACAATGCCATCACAATTCGGAGCTCCTGCTAAAGTTGCGGTTACTGAGGAAGATAATAAAATTAGAATAAGGATGTTATCTTACGATGAAAATGGTAAATTAACTGAGATAGTGTCCAACACATTAAAAAACAATGTTGCTAATTATTTGTCTAATTATAGGATGATTAATGACTATGTTTCTATTGAGGTCGCTAACGTAGTTGACTTAGCGGTTGACGTGGACGTAGTGTTAGATAATACTCAAAATCAAGGAACTGTAATATCTCAAATAATAAGTTTAGTATCTACATTTTTCGACCCGTTAAATAGACAGATGGGTGAAAATGTGTATGTTTCAGAATTAAGAAAACAAATACAAAATGAAAATGGTGTAATCTCAATTTCCAATATTTCATTTTTCAATAAAGTTGGTGGACAGTATTCATCTTCACAAACTTCTCAAAGATATCTTGACGCAACTACTAAGGAAATCGAGTTAATTGACGACACGATATTTGCTGAACCAAAGCAAACTTACCAAGTTAGATTCCCAAGTAAGGATATTAATATTAGAGTTAAGAATCTTAAAATGGTTAATTTTTCTTGATAATTTATTTTATTAGGATTTAGTTTATCTTTTTGAAAATATAGAATAAACTATTTATGATAAAACATTTTATTAATGTCTAACACCTACAGAATAAGAACCGATATCGGTAAAGATAAGTCAATCAAAGTATTATTAGACCAAGATTTTGAATTTTTGGAGATACTTTCTCTAAAAATATTACAAAGTCAAATTTTTACAAGACCGTGTGCCGATTATGGTGTGGTTGTTGGTAGAGTATCAGTTAATAATGGATTTGGGTTACCAAATGCTAAAGTATCCGTTTTTATACCTATTGACCAAGTTGATTCTGAAAATGAGGTTAAATCAATTTTATATCCTTATACTAATACTAATGATTTAAACGAGGACGGATATAGATACAACCTACTACCTTATAAACAACAACATGGGGGTCATACACCCACAGGTACTTTTTTTACGAGAGAAGATGTATTAACAGAACCCGCATTGTATGAAATTTTTGACAAATACTATAAATATACTGCAAGGACAAACGACAGTGGTGACTACATGATTTTTGGTGTACCTGTAGGTCCTCAAACTATTCATTTGGACGTTGATTTATCCGACATTGGTGAATTTTCTCTTTCCCCACAAGACTTAGTTAGAATGGGTAGGGCAAATGAATCACAAGTTGCGGGAACCAAATTTAAATCGTCGGCTAATTTAAATGAATTACCACAA